AAATTATTCGCTCTCCAGTAGTGACATTTTTAAGCTCTACCCCCGAAGCAGGACTAGATTTTGCATTGCTAATTTCTAATGTAATAACTGGGTTTGGTTTCGCTGATCCTGCAAATGTAGAGGTAAAGGCATAAGGGTTTGCGTTAATAGTAATATTGTGCTTTTCTGCTGTAATAGTGGTGTCTTTTCCTACTCCCGAAGGGACAACAAATTTTGCTGTCCAAGGGCAAAAATTCAAATGAAAGAAATCCCTGTCAAAATTATGCTCTTGGCAACTAGCAACATATCTTCTAGTTGCTCCTCCCCAATCAATATCAAGGTTTTTAGCCTGTCTTCCAAATAATTCTTTAAAATTATCAATCGCAGTTTCAAGTAATGCTTGTGAGCTGGCTGTAATAGTTCCTTCCAATGTTATTATCTTTGATCCTCTCCTTTCGCTAACCAAAACACTTCCATTTCCTCTGGCAAGTTCTAAAATGTTTAAATCTCTATCCTGTGCCGTTTCGTGTTTAATATTTCGGGGGATATAAGATCCGTTTAAAATTTCTGTATTGTCAAATTTAATTGATCCCATAATTTTATTGTCCTGCAAAGTTTTTTAAAGTGCTTTGCCTGTTAAGTCCTTCATTTAAAGTTTTTAAAAATGTATCCTTATCGTTAATATTCCCGTTAAAGTTAATGTTTAAATTCGGTTTAACCTCGCTCGGAACAGCCCCGTAAGGCGCTCCTCCGTAAGGGTTATAATTAGAAAATACTGCCGGTTCTCCTGCCTGTCTTCTAGTATAATATTCAAGTTCTTGTCTAGTTTTAGCAATTTCTGCCCTTCGTTCTTCTTCTTCTTTCTTTAAGTTAGCGGTATATTCTTTTTCAACTGCAAGGCTATCTGTTCTTGTCTTTTTAAGTGCTAAAAACTCTAATTGATATTCCATTAACTTTTCTAAAAGAGAGTTCTTTTCTTCTTGTCTTTGTGTCTTAATATCTTCTAACTTTCTTTCTAATTCTGTAAGTCCGGCTCTTCTTTTAGCCTCTGCTATCTCTGTTTCTAGTGCTGTGTTAGATCTTCTCGCTTCTCCATAAGCCTCTCTTTCTTTATTCAAAACTTTTTCTAATTCCGGTATTTCTCGGTTTAATTCTGATATTCTTTCAAATTCCGAGGCGCTAGTAATTTCTTTTTTGGCTTCTGCTTTTTTCTTTTGTAGTTCTATTTCTAAATCAGATACTTTAGTTTGCTGTGCAATAATAGCTTCAGCAATTTCTTGATTATGCGATATTTGAGTTTTATTATAATCTCTAATAGTCTTTTCAATTTCCTTATTTAATTTTTTGACCTTATCAACCGTATCATCGGCACTTTTTCCAATTCCAGAAAATGCACTAGATACTTTTTTGCTAGGATTTTCTAATCCGTCTAATCTTGCCTTTAATTCTGATATTTTATCACTATAATCAACGCTTTGTTGTGCCGTTTGGTCCATTGCGTTATTAAGTCCATTAAATTGCTGTATCAATGAGTAAATTCCGTAAATAACAGCTCCAATAACTGCTCCAGCCACAAAATAAGGACCAAGAGCTAATGTAAGTTTTGCAATAGAAGGTATTACTGTAAAAATTATTACCTTTCCTAATGCTACCATGGCTGGAATAAATAGACTTGTTATTCCGGTGGCAACCGCAACTAAAACTACTCTATTCTGATTAAGCCATTTTATTATCCCGTCAATCTGTTCTACCAATGCCGGTAAAACATTATCTACTAAATAAATCAATGATGCTGTAATTTGTTTAGCCCATTCTAATAATTTAGATCCTTCTTTTACTAAAAATCTATCCCAAGCGTCAGCAAGGTTAGAAACCATACCCGCAAATGTTTTAGATTGTGCCTCCATTCCTCCAAAAAACCTCCCTCCTTGACTTGTAGCAACCTTAAAAGCCTCCGATACCATTTCCGCACTAATCGCCCCGTCTTCCATTGCTTCTTTAAGGCTTGCCATGCTCTTTCCGGTTTTTTCTGAAATAATCTGCAAAGGATTAAAACCTTGATTAACCATTTGCAAAAGATCCTGCCCCATAAGTCTGCCCGTGCTTTGCACCTGTGCAAAAGCCAAAGTTAAATGGTTAAACTTCTCTTTATTACCCATAGCAACATCTCCAATCATCTTTAAGTTTGGTAAAATTGAGTTTGCTTCTAGCCCAAAAGCTAAAAGAGTTTGTCCAGCTTTTTGTATGTCAGTTAATTCAAAAGGTGTTTTTTTAGCAAAATCTTGCATTTCAGCTAACATACTCTTTGCCTTTTGCGCAGATCCAAGCATGGTCGTAAAAGCTACTTCTGATTGTTCAAATCTACTTGCCGAGTTAATCATAGAAGCTCCTAAGGCAACTACTCCGGCCGTGACAGCAGTAAAAGCACCAGTCAAGGCAAGACTGTCTGTTTTTAAGGATTTCATACTATCCTGTATCTGTTGCAATTCCTTTGTAGCGTTATTTTTGGCCGTGACCAATATTTGTAGTTCTCTTTCAAACATTCTATGGTTTTCTTTTATTTTTTATAAATCTTTTTGCACAAACAATATCTAAATAATTTTCCATATCCTCCCAGTTTTCTGCCCGTATTTGAGAAGGAAGCCACCCGTATTCATCGCTTAACACTTCCATTAAAACAATGCGGTCTGGCTTCCTTTTTCCTAATAGTTGATATTCAAGTCCTTCTAGTCTTTTTTTTTGAAAACTGGAATTAAGTCAATAATTGCGTCCCCGTCACTTTCTTTAAGTGTCCTAAACCAATCTTTACTATAAGGGACTTCCTCGCCTGTTTCCTTGTTTTTAATTGACTTGATATAAACTTTTAAAAATTCGTCTTTAAAAGCAAACATTTCTTTTCCAGAAATTTCTTCTGTTTTTACTTTTTCTTTATCTCCGAATAATTTTAATTCAATATCTTCTTTTTCTCCGTAAGAAATAAAGTCTTTAACCTCTATCTCAAATTGTTCTGTTTCGTATATCATAATTTTTAAACCGAGTATGGTGTGTCATACTCACTTGTTAGATTTTTTAATGAAGCTGTCGCCATTTCGCTGTCTGTTAAATTGTAAAAACATTTAAACTTAACTTCTTCGTCCACATATTCGTCCTGTCCTCCACTCTTTGTCCAGTCAGTAATCATAACCTTGTTAAAAATAAAAGTTAGAGTAGGATTGTCCGAAGTTCCAATAATCTGTGATCCTGTGATAGTGATTGACATATACTTTGCTGTGTCCGCTAAGTATAGATCCTTAAATACGCTATCAATATAATTTTTTCTAATCGTTCCTTCTATTGAAAGTTTAGAATTATTGATAGTTTCTGGTCCGTATTTTCCAAAAATGTGTTGTAATAAAAGTCCTTTTGCAAATTCTAAGTCTAAACCTTTAACTTTTAATGCCGTTGCTCCAGAAAGTCCTGCCTCTGTATCCGCAATCTTTACCACAATATCTTTTCCTACAAAATCGTATTCAGTATCATAACTAGGTGTATCGCTATTTGCTGAAGCCTCAATAGCTTTAAAATCGGTCTTAAATCTTAAATAATCGTCCACACTTGCACTTAAAGTAAGTTTATCGGCCATACCTCCTGCAAAAACTTTTTGCTGGACTGATCCGTCCTTAATAAAAATACTCAATGAAGGGTGGATATTAGATTGAGCTAAAGAAAAGTTATGAGTAAAAACAGTAGATCCCGAACTAGAAACCGCTCCGAAGATATTATAAAGAATATACCCTAAAGCGTCTGCCTGTATAATACCCTCCAAAGATCCTTCAATCCATTTTTTAGTCACTCTCCTCCCCATACTGTCAGCAAAATTACCGAAAATAGAGTCATCAGCTTTATTTTCTGCTCTTTCTTGTATGTATGCGGAAGTGTGTTTAATCCATTTTTCTGCCACAGTTTTTGCAGTTCCCCTTACGCTTTCAACCGCAAGCCCTGCTTGTATTTCTCTACCTATAATTTCCATATTTTTTAATTATTAGTTAATAATTTAATTCTTAAATTTAATTCTGCTACGCATTCTACTCCGTTTTCGTTATTTACAATTCCCCAATCTCCCGAATTGATAAGGTATGAAGCCCTATGCGATCCGATTGTTGAACTCCATTTCTCATCAAATTCGTCTAATACTTTTTGCACAGTTTCAGACAAAATAGTTTCAAATATCTTTCCAAAAGTATTCTGATTGGCGTTCACAACAACAAATAAATTAAAGTTATAAATTTTGTTATTTTCTTGCGTGCTTTCAAATCCATTCTCAAATCCGGCTGGATAAAATATTACCGCAGGATATTCATCAATTTTTGTTGCTGGATATGGATATACTTTTGCCACCTCGCTTATATCCTCCAGTATATCTTTTATTTCTTTTATTAAAGTTGGAAACATTTTATTTTGCTAAATCTTTTGTAATCTCTTTTAATAAATTGTCTGCTAACTGCATAACTTCTTTTTCTTTTGTGGCCATAACATAATCAAGCCATGGTCTTGTGCTATGCACTGCTTTTTTATAATCTGCTGTCGGGTAAATAACTGCTTCCCACCTCCTAAGCTCTGTTCTATGCGTATCCCTTAAATTTCCAGTATCAACCGGCACACCACCGCCACTCATTCCAATTCTCCAAGGGTTATTCCAAATGCCTTTCTTATAAGTAGCAATAGCCCTTGAAAAAAAGTTTTTAGTTTCCCTTTCAACAGTTTTCGGGTTTCTCGCAAAAGCGTCTAAAACCTCTTTTAAACCCGTTATTTCTGCGTTTAAATCAAATGCTGGCATAATCTTCTATTTTTTGTAAAGCTACTTCTAAATGCTTATTCCTGCCCGCAAAATCCCTTTGATTAACTCCCCTTACATTGTAATAACTTGTCCCTTCCAAAACATTATCCCCTTCCTGTATATCTGTATCTACCGGACACCATACTCTAAAAGGCTTTGTCATAGATCCTCTACTCAATCCTTCGGTAAGTGTTTGGCTTTGTTGTAAATGCCCGTAAAAAGTTCCTACTAATTGCATTGCAGACTTATTTCCGGTCCAAACCATTCTATAAACAGAAAATAAAGTTTTAAAATAATTCTTTATCATATCAAGTTTTTAACAAAGCCGTCTAAAATTGACTTTATGTTATTAAATTCTTCCTTATCTTTCTGTCCACTTCCAAAACTAACACTATATTCTCCGATCCTCTCGCTTTCTATTCCTCCAATAAATCCGTTGGCGCTCTTTTGGTATTCCATAGCCACAAGGTAAGTTGCAACCTTCTTAATCTCTGCCGGAATTTCGTCTGAATAACCCCATTTTGCAGTAATCTTGATATTTTGTATTCCTTCTGGGAAATACCTCTGTGTAAGCAATAATGAGGTCTTTGGTAGCTCATTATTTGGTATCTGTAAGTATCTATCATCTCCGGTGGCTGGCACTTCTGTAAAAGTATTCCCAAATGTATCATTTCCTATTTCAACCTTTGTAATTGCTATACAATCGTCAATAAGTAATTCACTCGTTCCTATTCCGTCAAATAATCTGGCTGAAGCAGTATCGCAAGCGACAAAACTTCTTCCTGTATATCGGTCAATAAATCTAGAAGCATTTTCAATCTCCAAAGAAATAGATCGGTCAATGGCCTCTCCTAAATATTCTTCTACTGTGTTTTGATCTGTATAGTTTTTGTCCATACTTCATCTACATTTAATCCGCTAATAATTTTATTTACTAAAACATAATCCTTATCGTCAATTTCCTTGTCACTGTAAATCGTTTTTCCGTTTTTAATGTTTTTATAAATATATGTCATATTTTAAAATCTTATTAAGAGGGGTAAATCCCCCCTTATAAAACTTCAAACTAGGCCGAAGCAGGAGCAGTTGCAAGAACAGTAATTGGCTTGCGGAAAGTTGTAATCATCTGAACATAACCAACCCTTTCTATAAATCTAACAGCTTTTCTGTCAGAAGTAATAAGGTTAATGTCAGCGTTGTTAGCAACATTTCTGATAGTTCCAGCGTCAAATTTTTCTATTCTCAAACCTCCCTTTGCCCCGAATACAGCACCTTGTCTTAAATCTCCGAAAAGGATAAATGGTTCTTCGGTCTGATCTACCTGTGTAGATGTAGGCATAACCTCAACCAATCTAACAGGGTATCCCCAAATTGTAGCTGGTCCTCCTTCGCTAGGTCTTTGGAAGATGTATTGTCCGTTATCGTCTTTAAGTTTTCTGATAATGGACATAATTGTCCTGTGCATGTAAAACTTTGCATTTCTTAAAGCTCCAATCGGTGTAGCGTCAATCATATTAAGCAAGTCATCAGCTGTAAGACTAGCAAATGTTGATCCCGTAGCAACAACTTGATTAACAGTAGTAGTCTGCTTAACTAAACCGGTAAAACTTCCGTATGTTGCAGTTCCGTCACCCATAAAAAAGGCCAAATCTTCTTTATAAGCCATATTCTCTGCTACCCTTCCCGAAACAAAGCTCCAAAGGTCAATTTCAGAGTCTTCAAGCAATTCACTTGTAAAACCAATTATTGCAAAAAGTTTCTTTAAGCTCAACTCGTGCTGTCCAAGAACATATTGAGTAGAAGTTAATGATCCTGCCTCATCAGCCCAACCAACGATAATGTCAGTAGCTAATTCATTACTCTTATAAGTGTGTTTTGCTAGTGTCAAAAACTCAAATTCGCTTCTAGCTACTCCGTATTCTCCAAGTAGCAATCTGATGTTAGCGTCTAACTCTGTATCAACCACATAACCCCCGTAAGGTGTTCCTGTAGCGTCAGTAGATAGTTCTTTTAGTTTTGCAACATCTTCTGCGATTAGAGCCTTAGCAAACTCTTTAAAGTATTTATTTAATCCAGCCCTATCCTTTTTAGCTTCTGGAGAATAAACACCAACCGCTTTTGTAATAGCTTCTTTTTGTTCGGACAACCAGTTTTTAATCTCCAACTCCATTGAGTTTTTAATTTCGGAAACGGCTTCTTTGGAAATTTCTTTAGAAGCGTCCTTAACTAAAGTTTTAATATTCTCTTTAGCCTCGTATTCCGAAAATTCCTTCTCGGTCATTTCAACTTCCTTCTCTACTTCAACACCATTTTCAATTACTTTTGTTTTTACCAACATTTTTTTAAATAATTTTTTTAACTAATAATAATTCTTTCGTAATCTTATTTATAAGATTAACATTCTGGCTTCTAGCGTCATTGACTTGTTTGGCCTTGACTTCTTCCACCAATTCTTTTGTTTGCTTATAAATATTTTCTAAAATTTCTGATCCTTTTTCTTCCTGTGGATTAAGTTCTGGGTTCGGTTCTTCCTTTCCCTGTTCTCCTTCCTCTGGTTTTTTTTCTTCAGGATTTGGATTTTCTTCTTCCTCCTCGTCCCCCCTCTCATTTTCTTCAAAATCTTCATCATCTGGATCAATCTCTGTTTCTTCCTCCTCTTTGTATTCCTCTAATTCTTCTTCCTCCTCGTCCCCTTCTTCTTCCTTTTCTTCTTCTTCGTATTCTTCAATTTTTATTCCTTTTTGTTTAGCTAGCGCTCTTGCGTTAGCAGGGACGGAAACGGCAGATGTTTCTAGTAATTCCCATTTTGTGATTGTAAACCAGTCCGTAGTCCCGTCTTGATTTTTCTTAAATTCTCTTGGAATAAGTCCAACCGATGAAGCATTAAGGAATTTTCCTGCATAAAGGTCAAAAGCAATCTGTGCCTTTGGATTTTCCTTTACTGCAAATATCCAATCCATTTCCAACCTTGATTTTTTACCTTTTCCCTTAACTTCGGTATTTTCTGCCCTCGCAATCACATCAACAATATCCCCGTATCTGTGTGAGTTAAGAATAACCGGATTAAGTAAAAAGTTTTCTAGTTCTACCCCCGATTGTATCAAGACATCTCCGTGTCTATCCACATCTTGAGTAGAAGCAACCATATGCAATTTAAAATTCTCCTTGTCTATTGATTTAACTTTGATCGGTAAATGAACTTCGGCTTTTTCGCCAACCTTCATTTGATAATCCCTCCCAAACAATTTTAATTTATATGTTTTTTTTCTCATATTTTTTATTTATATTGTGCAACGACAATTTATTACTTGTTCAGCCGAGCCGTTAGGATCGCCCGGATACATCAAACCATTTGAAAAAGGTGCGTCCATTGGTCTTTCTTGTCCGTCTAGGTATGCATGGCTATCTCTAGTATGTCCGTCCATAACCGCTACCCAAATCTTAATCAATAATCCTCCTTGTGTATATCCTTCAATATTTCCTTTCTGCATAGCCCCGTGTGCTTCTGTTCTCGCAATGGTTTTTGCTCTTGTCTTGGTAAATCCTTCGTAAGTATTATTGATCCTATTTATTAAAGCATTCCTATCTTCTCCACTTTCCAAACTCTCGCTAAACTCTCGCTTTAATTTTTCAAATGTAGTATCAGTAATTTCTTCTGAAAAAATACTTACTTTTTCGTCTAGCCAATTTCGTATTGTGTTGCTCACTATAAAATCATAATCGCTTCCGGTCATTTCCTTCGCTCTCGTTCCGGCCCTTGATAATATTTCTGTCAAAACTGGTAAAAAGTCCTCAATCGCTATTTTAATCTCCGTTTCTCTGTTAAAAAGCTCATCAATGAAGCTTTTGCTCTTTCTTCTATCTAACTCCTCTAATAAGCGTCTTTCTTGCCCTTTAAAGTAGCTTGCAACCTTTCCTTTCAATAATTTTGTTTCGCTTTCTAAAATTCTATCCATTGCTTTAAAATAAGCCCTTCTATTTGCTTCATTCGCTAAAGGGTGGATAGTTTTTTTTTTACCTTCTGCTGTGGCAGAGGTTTCTTCTCCAAGTGGAACAAGATTAGAAGGTATCAAAATCTTATTTCCTTCTTCCACTTCTTCCAATTTTAACATTTTTCTCTTTTCGTTCGTTGTCAATGCATAAACCTTATCAGCAGTTTCAAGGTCTTTTCTTTTTTCTTCTCTATTTTCTGGGACTGGGTTCTCATAACAAAGGTCTAAATTGTCCGGTATAAGAAACCAATTAAGAAAATCGTTAAGGTCATCATCTTCCGGCACAATAGTTTCTGATAAAAAGAAACGATTACCTTCTTCTGCGTTGCTGTATTTTGCTTCGTCATAATTAGCCAACATTGACTTTGGAACTCCCGTTAAAAGACAAATATCGTCAAGGTTAGCTTTCTTACTTTCCAAATATCCTAATTCTGAAGGACTTAAAGCGATATTAATATAATCAGAGTCGCCTGCTAAAAATAAAGGTAATCCTGCTTTCTTCGCTCCTGCGTATTTTTGCCTATATCTCTTTTCTGCCTCGTCAAGTTGTTTTGCTGTTGCATTTTTAAATTTAAAAAGTCCTTGTATCTTTCCCCCGTTCAAAAGGATATTTTCTTGGTAATCTTCAAGTTGTATTCCGGTGGAAATAGCACTCAATCCTGCCACAATAAGGCTAACATACTTTATAGGATTTTTTGGGTTCGGTCTTGCGATCCTAATAATCTCATCTTTGCTAAAAGTTAAATCTCCGGTGTTAGTATGATATTTATAAGATGTAAATTCCATTTCTACTGGACTCCAAATTTCTTCCATTGCCTTTGGGTTCAAGATATGCAATTCTTTGACTTTTGATTTTTCAAAAATTTCTCTTTCTGATTTTTTGTAAATATAAGATACTCCGCAAAGATCCTTATGTGTCTGCACCATTTTCCAAAATTGCGTTCCAGTCATCATCTTGTTTGGCTTTGCTAATAAATTAAGCCATTCTTCTGCTTCCTTGCTTTCAATAACATTCCCCCCCAAATCTTTCATTATCCATTTTGTATTTCCAACTTTTGTAGCCCTCTTATCAATAGCTCTGTTAAGATAAAGGCTTAACTCATTTAAAGTTAATCCGTCTTTATCTTTGTATTTATCTTTTCTCGTCAGCTGTTCAATTATTGTGTAATTAGATCCGTTTGTAGAAAAGACGCTTTTTATTTTTTCTAAAAAATTCATTTTCTTGAAAAAAACAGAGATAGCATTTTGCCTAATGGCTGTTTGCTACCTCTGTTCTTCAGAGATTATTTAGTTTTCTTAATATCATTATAATTGACCTAAAAAATATGTCAAGAGTGAATATTAAAATTTTCAATTTCTCTAATGTTTTTAATATTTACAACATTGCCCGCCTTTATCGTAATTTTAAGTTCAATCTCCCCGTAGTCTATTCTCTGGGCCGAATGCTTAATAAAAGAAAACCACTTTCTTTCGTCCCTTCCTTCAATCTCTAAATTGACAGGAATATTATTAAGTCTTGCGCTGATCTCTTTATCTTTTGACATTGTTTTTTTATTTAATTTTTTTTAATGATAACGCACGATATATATTTTTTCTCTCAAACTTTTTGAAATGTTTTTTTGAACAAAAATATAACGTGCCAAGGTCAGGAGAAAGTTGCATAAATTCAACATTTTTGCTTTTACATTCAGCACAACAAATTCCCCTTTCTTTTGTTAATGCAGATAATTCTGCAACATGGTTTCTATTAAAAGGGTTTAAAACATTTTCCACTTTTGTATGTAATTTCTGTTTCATATTTATATTTTTTTATAAACTTTTTCGTTAAAATCGTAAATAATTAAATTTTGCTCTAAAAACTGATCCCTTTCTTTATCCGTCATCTTAAAAAACTTTTCTCCGTCTTGTAAGATGTTTGGTATCTTGATCGGTATTTTCCTTCTCTTGATCCCAAGTTTCTTTTTGATTAAGGCTCTACGCCAACTATTTATTACCATTTTTTTTGTCTAATTATATTTTTATGACATCTCTTACAAACACATTCGTAATCTATTACCAATCCAGAAAACATACCTCCACTTTGATAAGGCAAACCAATACTTCCATTATATTGATAATTATGTCCAAATATAAAACAAATTATTTTTTTTATTGACATATTTTTTAAAATTATAATATTCCTACAAAAGGCGGTTCATAAAAAGTAAGCATTAAACTTTCAGCGTCATCGGGCGATTTCTTGGTCCTCTTTTTTAAATCCTCCTTCGGCTCAATTTTAAATTGCTTATCCGAATTGACTTTATATTTAATCCAAAGTAATTGCGACCAATCTGGATTATTACAAAGTCTTGTGTCATCGTGATTGATCCAATTCATAGTTTCAAAATATAATTCGGCCTTTAAATTTGAAAATTCTTTATCGCTCGCCGGATTTCCAACATTAACCCCATTAACCGCATAACCCTTTTCAATCATTCTATCGCAAACCCCTCTTCCAATTCCAATGTCGTCAATATTTACATCTTCCCATTCAAAGCCCCAAATGGCCTGTAGGCGCTCTAATTCTGAAATATTGACCATTGTGTCATTACTCTTGTTAAAACCAACCCTAACGGCAAAATGGCCGTATCTGATAGTATAAACATTCTTATCTCCACCCCCCCCAATATCCGCTCCGCACTTAATCTTAAATCTTAATCGTCCCCCGTTTCCTTCTCTTTCTTTTTCAATCATCATCAATAAAGCATCTGCGGTAATTCCGGTTCTGATCTTGCTCTTGGAAATAAGCTGTCTGTATCCCTTCTCGTCCATTTCTCCTTCCGGTGGAAACTCACAAGCATACATTACGCTAAAAAGTGGCTTTCCTCTCGCTTCCTCAATAAATCTTTCAGTATATCGTCCTTCTTTAATTGCCCTAACATAATCAATAAAAATCTTATAATAGGCTGGATCTTCCCAACTTTCGCTAAAGTGTGTATAAGGTGGCAATTTATAAAATGGATTTCCAATTTTTATGTATCGTCCATTCTTCTTTCCCGAAATCATACGGAAAATTGTTGCTTCTGTCCTGTCGGAAATCAAACCAAATTCATCTCCAATAACAATCTGCGCTCCCTGTCCCATTGCACTTTCAATGTTCTTTCCTGCAAATTTCTCCTGTGTGGAAATAACAAATATTCCTCCTCCGTTCCTTAAAATGATTTTATTCTTGCTTTGCTCCTGCCTAAGTCTTTCAAGTCTTGTATTCTGTTCCAGTTGTCTGTAAAATTCTGGCCTATCTCCCAAATGGTCAATATAATAATTCATTATAATCTTGGCCTTTTCGTTTGAAGGAGCAATTACGGCCACTCTATATCCCATAACGCAAGTAAGTATTAAACAAGCCATAGCAACAATCAAACTCTTTCCGTATTGTGTGGTGCAAATAATCTGCAACCTATCAATCTCTGGACAAATTAAAGCGTAAAAAATAACCTTTTCCCCCTCTGTAATACAATCCAATAGGTTTTCTCCGTCTAAAGTAAAATAGCCAAGCAAATGATTAACAAGAGGCTTCCATTTCTCCGGTATCTCCGGTAGCTCCGGCTTTAGCATTTCCTCCTTTTCCAATGTTGCTAATTTCATTTACCATTTTTTTAATCTCGTTATTATTTTCTTCAATCTTGCTCATATCGGTCAAGTTTATATTTTCAGTCTGCACCGGTTTGCCAAGCGTCCTGTCTAAAATTTCTACGCTGGCCCGTAATCTAACTTCGTCCTTTTTATCTTTTTGCATCAAAGACAAAAGAGTTTTTGAAGCCAAATCTACGGAGCTGTTAATAGTCAGCTTCCCAACCTCAATACTTTCCCTAATTAGCATTTCGCAATAAACATCATAGGCCTGCCTCAATTTTCCCTTCTTATAAAAATGCTGTCTAATAAGCTTCTCGCTTCTTTCTTTTTCCAAATCCTCTTTTAATTTTTTGGAAATTTCTTTGTAAGAATAACCGAGTTGCCTTAATTCAATTTCTCTTATCTCTATTTTGTTTAGCTTCTTGCTAATTGCTACCCATTGTTCTTCAATGTCTTCGTATTCATTTATCATTTTTTTAATCTTTTTTGCTATGATCGTATTGATAAATATTGTTTCCTTCTCTATCCACTCCAACAAACTTCATTCTGTAAAAAAACTTGCTCATGCTCTGCGAATGCTTTCCCCTGCTGTTAAATATAGTCCTTGCTCTATCAAAGGCGCTCATATTCAATCTCTTGTTTCTGTTCTTGTAATCCCCTACATTAAGCCAATCACAAGATATATTGCTAAATAGATCCTTGTCGTTTTCTTCAAAATCCTTGCTACTAACACACCCCTTCTCTTTTGCTTTGAAAATAAGCTTATTTATATTGCAATTACTCGTCCTTTCAAAGCCTTTTTCTGTTCCGTTTATTCCGCAACAAATAGGTCCGTCCCCCATATCTCTTAACTCGTTGTCAGCGCAGTAAAATTCCATTCCGTATTTATGGGCTAAATCTTTGGCTTTTATTATTGTCGGGATTTTAAACTTTGGATAAAGCTGTATGTCGCCTTCCTGCTTCCTTCCGAAATTCCTATAATAGTTTTCAAGGTCATATCCCAAAACTTCGCTTATCTCTTTTATGGTCTTGTTCAGTAATGGATCTGCTAGGCTGAATTGGCTAAACTTTAAAAATTCTAGCGTTATTGCTTTTGCTCCTCTTTCAGAAACTGCCTTAATAAGATCCTCTAAACCTTCTTCGCAAAAGAAAGGGATAAAAGGCTGTAATCTAACAATAACCTTTGTTGCAACCTTACTTGCCTTCTCAATCATTTCCAGTCTATTTGCAATCTTTATTTCTGGATCTGTTTCTAATCTTTCCAGTCTAGGGTTTAGCGATATTAAGGAAACTTGCACAATGGCCTTTTTGCATTCCTTTAGTGCTTCGTAATATTCTCCATTTACTAATCTGTGATTTTTTGTTGAAACTATAAAAGGGTAATCATTTTCGGCCAGTATTTTAAGGATCTGTATGCTTATTTTCTTTTCTTCCTCAAACCTTGAAAAAGGATCTGTAATTCCTCCCCAATGCACCGGTATTTTTCTTTTGACAAATTCGCAAAGTTCTCTTTCTTTTTCGTTTCTTGGATTGTTATTAAAAATTCTTCTAATGTGTTCAATATCCACTCCCTCCTTTGTTTCTTCAAAAACCTTCTTTTTTGTCGCTTCGTTTAAAATATAGTTAAAATAAGAAAAACAATATCGGCAATTATGAGGACAGCCAGCAAAACTATCCAGAGTAAAAGGCACGGGGCAAAATATGTATTGGCTTGAAAGTCTAGGGCTGTCGTAATTATTTTTCATAATTTTATTGGCCTATATTCCAAAATAGTATAGGCTGTTTTAATTTTGTAATGTTTTCGGAAAGCCACCTCCAAGCCTTCTTGTCATAATAAACGCTTGAAGGAAAAGGAGTAAAAATATTATCTTCTGAATAATAATCAATTCCGGCTGGCCTTATAAGTCTAACATTCTTCGGTAATTCGTGTCCGCTTTCTTTTAAAATTCTGTTTCTTTGCTTCTTTGTATTCATTCCGGCTGATATTCCATAAATAAAATTCATTTTGTCGGCAATTCCGTCTGCTATTCCTGCAATGCTCATTCCACTACCTACGCTTAAAACTAGATCGCCCCCTAAATATTCCTTCGGTATTGTTTTTGCCTCTCGTGAGATCTCTTTTATGCTTTCGGGTAATGTAAGTCCCATAGGTAGCATATAACCTCCGATCCGTTCTATTTCTAACTTTGCCTGTCCGTAAAGCACTCCGGTTCTTCCTGCTTTCATTCCTACCAGCACCGCTCCGAGCATTTTTGCCATTTTTTGCTGTTCTTGTAATTCTGTTTCGCTCTTTAGTTTTGGATAAAAAGCATAAACCTTAAATCCCATTTCTTTTGCAAGATAGGCTACTCCCCAACCGGATTTTGATATTCTAGTGTCTAAAACCCCTAAAATTTTTGTTCCTTTTTCTTTTAATTCTTTCAATTTAATATAAACCCCTCTCAATTTTGCTAACTTCGGGGCAGGAAATTCTGTCGCTAGATCTTCTCTTTTAACGAAAACATCAAATCCGTTAAGCTGAAACTTCTGTATCGGGGTGTTGTTCTTTATTATCATTTCTCAAAAAAGTAATTAACTTATTAAGGTCTAATTCTCCTTTTCTGGTAGTCTTAAATTCATCTCTAATCATTTGGTATTGTTCAAAGTTTTCTGCGTAAAAAGCGATTTCTGTTTTCTTAAACTTCTCCTCCGGTTCTTTGATCCTTATAGGCACTCTTTCGCTATTCTCAAATCTTTGTTTAATTTCGTCATCATCGTCCGGATCGTAATTATCCCTTCCTAAATCGGACATAATGCTTTTTCTCATAATATATTGGTTTATTTCCTCCTCTGTAAAACCAATAGCGTCATTTCTTATCTCGTCAATTAAAGTTGCTAAATCTTCTTCTTTCCATTCTCCCGAAACTTCATTTAAAGCAAGATTTAATATTTTTTCCTGTCTTTTTGTTAAATCAACGATTTTTACAGGCACTTTTTCAGCGCCCATTTCTTTTAAAACACTATATCTTTGATGTCCTCCAATAATTGTTCTATCTTTGTTGATAACAATATCTTCAACCAATCCCCCCAATTCTATTGATTTTCTCAAATTATCCTTTTCCTTCCTAGACATAAATCTCGGATTATATCCGGCTGGCTTTAATTCGTTTATGTCAATTATTTCTGTATCGTAATATTTAATCTCTATAGCCATTTTCTTTTTCTTTTTCTTTAAGTTTGTAATTAACAATATCAATCACAAGCCTAATAAGTTGTGAAGGCTTAATGGTTCGGAAATTAAAACCAAATTCGGTAGCACAAAAATTGCTCAATTCTTCAGCAATCTTTTCTTTTTCTTTTGACTTTTCAAAAATGGTAGGGTATTTTTCAGAAAGTATTTTAGTTGCGTCTGGGTTTCCGTAATGATATTCAAGCCAAAGATCTAATTCTAAAATATCAACTGGCTGTCCATTTCTTTGGATAATATGCTTTATCTTTCCTTGATTTTCCTTTGCGGAAATTATTAACTCGGAAACATCTCTGTCTAGTTGTTCTGCTGTTTCCGATAAGTAAAAAAATCTATTTAATTTTTGTTCTGTAATTTCCATTTTAGTAAATATTTATAAACTTTTTAATGTAATTCTCAATTCCTTCCTTAAAATATAAATCTGGATAGGTGTTTTTAATTAAAGATTTTCTTATTTCCCCGTGCATTTCAGGCACATAATATACTCTTTTTTGTGGATAATATTGTAAAAACTTATTAACAATCCAATTCAAATCTCTTGTTTCTCCTCCAATGTCGTATTCTCCCTTTTCAAGGAAAATAGCATTAAATATCAACAAGCAAAGATTTTCTACATCAATAAAAGTTCTTGTCTGTTTTCCGTCCCCGTTTATGTTAATTATATCACTTTTTAAAAACTTATCAATAACCCCGTTTCCTCCTTCTCCATAAATGTTCGGAAAATTTAATATCACATAATCGCTATATAACATTTTAATATATTCAGCGCTTGTTCTCTTTGAAAGTCCGTAAGGGCTTTTTGGATCTTTACCTGCGACTGATCCTGCATAAATTATTTTCTTGAATGGGTATTTTTCTAATACTCTTAAAGTTCCGATTATATTATTTGTAGCGTCTGAAATAGGATCTAATATTGATTGTTGGACAGATGTTTGTGAGGCAAAATGAAAAACTACATCAATATCTTTAATTGCATCACTTACTAATATATTTTCCTTTGGTCCTCTTTTTAAATCTTCAGTAAATACCTTTATTGTCGGGAATTGATTAAGATATTTTTTAAAATGAGTTCCAATAAAACCCATATCGCCGGTCATTAGTATTCGCATATTTTTTTAATTACTAAATTATTATTATTATCAATAAAATAAGTAAATCCACTAGGATATCTTATCTCTTTAATCCCGTTTTTCTTCATAGAAAGTTTTAAAAACTCTTTCCGACTTCTTAATTTTTGGTATTGCTCGTCATTGATCTGTTTATCGTGCTTTACTTTAATTTCTGGTAAATAGACTACTTTATTGTTGCTTCCTAATTCCTTCAACCTTAAAAAGAAATCTAAATGTTCCCCGTTAATTTTCAAGTTTTTATCCCATTTTATTTTGTAAAAAAGTTCGCTTCTAGCCAAAAAGAAATTAAAAACGCAGTCTAGTTCTAAATATTTTATTCCTTTAAATTCTTTAATTTCGTTCTTTGGCTTTGTTAGATGCAATATTTTATCTTTTTTTTCTAAATCATATTCAAAATGTAATTCTGCCGGAGTATTAACAACCATTCCGCCCGCAATCATAATATCTTCTTTTTCTTCTAAAAGTAATAACATTTTATCAATGTCTGTTTCTTCGTAAAAAATAAAATCCTCCTCTAAAATTAAAATATAATCTAATTCGCTTTTTCCCAATAAATAATTTCTGCATGCTGAAAGGCCAAAATCGTAAAATAAATTAAAAGCTGTCGGCTTGTAAATTAACCCTGCGTCCATAACCCTTCTCCAAAGATCCTTATAATAATCAGACCTAAAAGCCCCCGTTTGATCTGCAATAAGTATATTGGCTTTCGGGTAATATTTAGCAATGGAAAACAATAAATTTTCTAGGTTTTCCTTCCTTCCAAAATAAGTAATTAAAAAATCAATTTTCGCTTTTTCTTCAATTATAATTTCCTCCTCTTTTGGTTCTTCTAAATACAATGTTTCTGCTCCTATAAAATTAACAATCTTTTTTATTCCGTGCTTTTTCATAAATAATTGCACAAATTCCGGTCCTCGTTTTCTAAACTTTGCGTATTCTCCGGTTCGTATCTGATTATGTTTAATTTTAACAGATTGCTCGTATGTTATTTTAAGCCCGTAATTTTTAGCACGAAAGAAAAAATCTGTATGTTCGGCAAGTTTTAGATCGTTATCCCACCTAATCTCTTTAATCTTTTTAGTCTTGGCCATAAAAAAATTAAGCACCATATCGTAAATAGGATAATTATTTAAAAATCCCCGTTCATTTTTAAGGTATCGTAATGTTTCTCCTTCTAGTTCAATAAGTCCGTGATATTCCAACCCTTCTACTTTTCCCCCAACCAAATCAAAACCCTTTTCTAATATTGACTTAAAATTTTTTATTTTTGTTTCTTTAGTAAATTCAAAATCATCGTCAAGTAATAAAAAATATTTTGTTAAAACCTTGTCTAGTGCAAAGTTTCTAGAGTAAGAAAGCCCTGCGTCAAAAGGGACTTTGTAATATTCCAACCCTTCAATTTTTAATTTCTGCCCTTTTCCGTTATCAACCACAATAATAGGCATAGGGCTAAATTTTTTAATAGACTCAATAAGTTTTAATAATTGCTTTTTCCTGTTGAAAGTCGTTATTATTGCTGTGCAGTCTTTAATCATTTTTTTATTGCTATAACCCTAATTACTAATGGATCTTCGTTTTTGTATTTTGCTAATCCTCTATCTTTTGTAAAATAAAGGATTTCAAAATCAAGTTTAATCAAATATTTCAAAAGTAAATTTCCGTCAATATAATTTCTTTTGTGATCCTTAAAAAGTAAAGGTTTATCTCCTTCTGCTCTCATTTCAGCCATAAAAAAAGACCTCTCTTTAATCTTACTTAAAAGGTCTTGTATTTCAAAATTATCAATAGAATGTAAAAAAAATCTTGAGTAAATTACATTTGCTTTTGTAAATTCTCTTTCTGTTAGATTTTTAATATTTCTCGTTAAAAAATTAAACCCTTGAGGAGCGCATAAATCAATACCTAATATTGCTGATTTTTTCCTTTCCTTAATAAAAAAGTCAGTATCCCTTCCATTACCGCAACCAATATCCCACAAAACACATTTTTCTGGGATATAATCTAAGCAAAATAAAGCAAAGCTACTCGGATCTTTTGGCGCTTTATCTCCTTTATAAAATTCTTTCCAATATTTTTCGTTCATTTTCCTAAATAATAAAATTGTGTAATTATTTTTCCTTCTTTATCTACAAACCAAATATGATTTTTTGGAACAATATTTCTTTTTTGGACCAATATACCGCCCAATATACCGCAATAAATATTATCTAATTTATATTTTGGAAACTCATTAAAAAATTTATCGCAATTACTGTGCCAAATATAGGCTGGTTTTTTTTCCTCAATTTCTAAAGTTTCTTCTATTGATTTAAGCATACTATCAAATTCCTTTTTTGTTAAATCAGTCTTTTCTTTTGTGTAAGTTGATAAAATGGAATTGTCTAATAATCCCTTGAAAGGATAATTAAATTTTTGGTAATCTTCTTCTAACTTTAATAAAGAAATCGTAAAATAAAGAAAACTTGATATATTGGTTATCGCAATCCAAAACATTGAGGCATTAAATATTTCAAGCATTATTGAAATTGAAAATGCTAAAAATCCTAAAAAATAATATCCTTGATATTTCATAAGTTTATTTTTCTTTACATTGATGATCTGTTCTCCAGTCAAATTCTTTCTTTGGAGTTCTCCAATCTTTTCCATAAACTAATTCCAAATATTCTTCTTGCTTGATAGGAGCAATAAAATAACGACCTTGTATATTTGCTCCTCTGATGTAGTTAAATATTTCGGCCGGATAAACATGCTTAATCATATCAGTTGGTCCATTTACGCACCCATTAAGCCAAATTGCGTTCCAATATTGTTGTTTCTTTTCGTCAAAATAAAGGAAAAAAATATCTATCTTGATTTTATCTCTTTTAACTGATATTTCTCCCCCATATTTAAGCATTCCGAAAATATTTTTAATCTCAAATCCGTGTTCTATGGCTTTTTTAAAAAAGTCCATTTTAAAACTCGGCTCTGTGATGTAAATATCAATATCGAGATCGTGTTCAATAAAATCTTTTTCCCTTACCGCTCCCAAAAGAGTTCCGTAAGCTAAAAAATATTCTATTCCTAACTCCTCTAAAATCATTGTTATTGACAATAGATTATTAAAAGCAAGATTTTTATCCATTAGTTTGTAATTTTATTTATGATAATTCCAAAAAGGTTGGTCACGTTTTGGCTAAACCTTTTAAAAAAGTTCTCTAGCTGTTCAAGTCTTGCTTCAAGTATATTTACTCTACTTTCTAATTCTGTTGTCTGTAGTGGCTGATTTTGGGCACTACAATTAAGTTTTAGATCCTTTATTTCCTGCTCTTGGGAGGCGGTTTTATTTTCAAGGGTTTCAATTCGGTTGTAAATATTAGTCCAAGTTTCGTTTGTCACGGCACTAGCTTGAAAAAAAGGAAAAAAACAAATTATTAATAATGTAATTAAAATTATATTTTTATTCATATTTTTATTTTTATTTTTAATTATTGAGCCGAGTATAGGGATTGAACCTACATACACCTAACCTGTTTTTATGTTGCAACGGTGCTTTACCATTAAGCTAACTCGGCATATTGACCACCCCCTTTCTATTACCTTATGGTAGGTGGTCATATTAAATTATTGGGAATTTAATATTCCCTTAAAGAATTATCATGCTCTATTGATACTTTAAGCATTCTGGCCTATTGATAATCCCTTAAGGAGATATTAACTCCTATTTTTATAGCACTCATCTATATAATCAAGTATTTCGTCCCAATCTTCACGCTCTCCTAGTGCGAGACAAGCAAAACATTCTCCATATTTTTCAATACACCAAGATTGTTCGCAATCATCTTTCCATTCTTTTTTACATTTTGGGCATTTCATATTTTTCTTATTATTATATAACTTGTTAAAAACAACAGGAATAACAAATCTATTAAAAATGTCAATATGTCAATCGTTTCCATTTTAATCTAACAATTTTAAAACCTTACTTATTGCGTTCTTTAGTGCTGTTAAGGCCCATTTAAGCTCTCGGTCCGGTGCTTTAATTTTCGGCTCTGCGTCTTTCTTTAAAAGTTCAAAGAATTGCCACATATCAATAACTGCATAACATTCTGGGTATTCTGTCGGACTGTTTGGATTACGGAATATTAAAGCCCATTTATCGCTACTTATATTTCCTATTTCTGCCTGCTTTTGGGCTTGTTCTATCCAATCAAGTATATGGATTGTCTTTTGGTCTTTAGCCTCTATGAGAAAGGGTAAATTTGCTCTTATATCGCCTTTATTTAATCCTCCTCCGCTTCTCTTTTCTCGGTTTGCATTTCCTAATCCTATTTCTTCTATTTCGTGAGCGATAAATTTCTCAAAATCCTTTCCTTTATTTTTCATCATAATAAATATTTTTACATTCTTTTTTTTCTTCGTTTCTAATATCTTTAAAGAATTGTCCAATAGTAAGTGGTAAATCGCAATTAGTGTGTAATTTTCTTCTTTCGCATGCTCCTTGCCAATGGCTTTCGTAATTAAGGTCAGCACTCTCTAAACAAAGTCTTAAATCTTGATTTTCGTAATTTTTCGTTTTAGAAATTTCTTTAGAATAATTATAGTCTTGATCTTCAAACTTTATCTTTTGTTCCTGTTGTTCTGCTATCTTTTCTTGTTTTGATATAAAGGCAAATATAAAAATAATACCTAAAACTAAAATTATAATAATTGGGTGTAGTGAGTTCATATATCTTTTTTAATAAATTTATTATAAAGATCTTCAAAATCAACTATTTCTAAACTTTTATTCTTTTCATTTAGCAATTCCTCAATATTTTTCTTTTCTTTTTCTAATTTGTAAATTTCAAGTATAATATTTTGGTTTTCAGTGGTTTGTTTATAAGCAATACTACAATGTTCAGCATTTTTTCTTCCTTCTGGCACAATAAAGACTGTTTTATCTAATCCGATTGATGTTATTTCTGCCTTTTTAAAATCACGATTTCGTCCATATGATGAATATTCTCTAAAAAAAATAGGTATTCTTTTAAAATCTTTTTTATTTAATTTATCAATATAAGATTTTATTTCTTTTAAAGATCCTCTTTGCCATTCTCCGCTTATAAGTGTTTTCCAATATTCTCCTTCTTCGTTGAAATAAATTGTATAACCATTATACTCTTGTTTGATTTCCATTTTCTTTTTTTATTATTATTATATTGTATCTTACGGGTATCGGTGGATCTCCGCACTCGTAAGCTATAGGTTGTAAAAATCTATGGTCAAAATAAAATATCATTTTGTTTTCCTTTGTTATTTCGCCAATAACAAGTGCTTCTTTATTTTCTATCTTCCTATCCAGTTCTTCTTCGTAAGTGGTATTACCATAATTTTTAGACAATTCTTTTTTCGGAAATTCTTTTGGATTGTTTATTGTCTTTTCCGAAACCCTATAAAAAAAGTTATCCTTAACAATTCCGAAAACATATTTAGGACTTAAAATTTCTCTTTTAAAAACTATAATTTTATTTTGGTATTTCATAAATGAATTAACCGGCTGACTTATCTATTGTTGGCTTCAAGTCATTCAAAGGGGGACAGCAATAAATAGGATATAAAACGCCAATACCCGTCCAACACCTCCCCTCACCGGTTTTTTTAATGTTGATCTTGAACGCTCTTACCCATAAATCTTTCTCCCTGTTTAACCTTAATACCGGATTGAATAAAAGAAAGCATTGAGTTAGTTGAATTAAGTAATAATTCTACTGCGTTCTTATTGTATTCTTTGATAGTTAATTGATCCTGTAAGTCTTTTGTTTCTAGTCTTGCCTTGCTTTTTGCCAAAGTTATTTTTTCATCTGATAAAGAATAAAGATCTATTGAAATTCTGTTTATTGCCTCATCTATTGCATTTTCAGTAATATCCCGTTCAGCCCTTGCCGAAGCATAAATATTTCCAAGATAGGCTGAAATTCCTGCTAACTTACCTCCCATTTGTAAAAGTTGTCCCTCTGTAATTAAATCTAAATCTTTTTTCATCAAAACATCTGCGATATGAAAAACGACATCAAACATTTTATCCCTTTTGCGATAAGTTTCTACCTTTTCAATCTTATCCAAGTTTGCGGTCATTTTCTTTTTGACTTCGTTGATTATTGACATAAACTTAAATTATTATTTTTATAACTCCTTCGTATTCTAACTTTAATAATTCGCAAGAAAAGTTTGCAACCTCTTTTGATATTTCTTTTAAATTACAATTAGTTAAAGCGGAAGGATCGTTAAATCTGATTTTGCTTAATGAAGTGATAACCTTAACAAAAATTTCTTCATCTTCAAGCATTCTATTGGCAAGTTTATTAGCGTTAGAAATAAATTCATAACGATAATCTGCGTCCTTTGCAATAAGATCCCTAAACTCTTTATCAGTCATCTTTTTTGGGAGAGGAAACAAAATAAAATTCCTCAATAATTAAATCGTTCTTATAAATTTTTTTCCCGTCTTTTTCGTAATTGCTGTTTTTAATTCGGCACTCTAAAAAAATTGGATCTCCTTTTTTAAAGTATGTAGCAATATTTTCGGCTGTCCTTGCAAAAGCAATAGCGTCAATAAAATTACTTTCTTTTTTTGTTTCTTCTCCTTGTCTGTATTTTCTGTTCGTTGCTATCGTGATTTTAGTAATACAAGTGTCCTTAACTCTTTTTGTTTCAATATCTTTTGCAATTCTTCCACCCAATAAAACTTTATTAAAATCCATAATACTAAATAATATTTAACCTTTTTAATTCAAAGAAACATTTTGCTGTCGCTTGTATATCCGAAAGAGCGTCATGCGCTTCTTCAAACTCCTCTCCAAAAAGTTTCTTATGTAATTCTTGAAGTTTGGGCCACTTTCCTTTTTCTAAAGCACAATATCTAGTTGATGATTTCATAGTGCAAATTTTCTCGTGTCCTTCAAGTAAATTGTTCATTTTTGCTCTTAAAAATTCAGATCCTACAATTTTTTCATCAAAAGAAATATTATGAGCAACAAGAACATTATCATCTAAAGCCATTTCAAGCCTTCTTAAAACACTATAAATATCAACTCCCTCTTTCTCTGCTCTTTCCGTTGTGATCCTGTGAATATTAGAGGCTTCCTCCGGTATCTCGTATCCGTCCGGCTTAATTATGTAGCTTTTTTTCTCAATCTCGTTTCCTTTTTCGTCTGTAATAATCCAAGCAATCTGGACCATTCTAGGCCAATTATTTAGATCTTCTACCGGTGCGCTCCAGTTAAGTGGCAATCCGGTTGTTTCTGTGTCAAAAAATAAATACTTCATTGTTAAAATGTTTTACTTAATAATTCGCTAATTTTGAGTTTAACCTCATTTAAAAACTCTTTTTCTTTTTGCTTATATTCTTTGATAATATCCTCGTATTCCTCCCTTCTCATGGTAATAATATGCATAGGATAATCCACTACTCTCGGATCGTAGCTGACAAAATAATGTATCTTCCTATTATCGTCCACAACAAAATATTGAATATTTTGAGCAAAATACTTTTTAGGTATTTCGTTTGTTAAAGCAATTTCAATATGGTTTTTAGAAGAAAGGCATTTAATTTCAACGGAAGCAGGAAAAATATCTCCTTCCTGTATAAGCCCGTCCGGACTATTAGCGATGTTTTCATTTTCATCGCTAACACATAATCCGGCCGTAGTAATTTTATTTCCTGTTTTTTCTTCAAAAAAAGCAAGTGCTTCGCTTTCTAATCTGTTTCCTCTCTCAAGTTCCGTTTCGTTAATCCCGTCATCAATGATTAACATTTCAGCCATAACTTCGTAAAGACAATCTTCCCTTGAAGTTTTTGAAATGATTTTAGTTAATCTAGTTCCGGTTATTTTCCCTCTCCGCATACTTAACCATTCTTCTGTTTTTTGATCGCAATTAAAAATCTTCATCTTTTGTTTCGTTAGATTTATCAGCTTCAAATCCTTTTTTAAGAAAATCTTTAAGATCGCAAAGTTCTTTTAAAGCTCTTTGTTCAATTTTTAACCCTTTCCAGTTTTTTTCCAATTCCTCTTTTGTTTTAGAAGAAGATAAAATATCAATAGCTTTTTTTCTTCCTTCTTCATTGCTTTCCTTTTTTTCTGCTACCTTGCTTTTATCTGGATCTGCTTTACTATCGGCAATGTTAAACATATTCATAGTCATATACCTTTTAGCGTAGGTCATGGTAGCGCCTTCGTTCTGAATATCTCCAGCCCCTTGCACACTAGCCTTTGAGAAAACCATTTTTTCCGTGTATCCGGTATTGTTCTCGTAATCTCTTAACTGCAAATTACATAAAAACTTTTCTCCCTGCGGTTGCATATGAAATAAAAGAGTAGTTTTAAATTTCTGTAAAAGTGGATTGAGGCTAATAGCAATCTGATCCGGTGTAAAATATTCAAAAATCTTATATTCGTTTTTCCCTTCCTTGCCAATTCTGATTAAATTACTAATTTCAGTAATCTTTTCAAAAATTGTCATAGGTGCTTTTTCGTTGGTTGTTTCTTTTTCTTTTGACATAACTTAAATAATTACTTTAATAATTCTAATATTCTTTGTGCCACAGCCAAAGATGTTTCTCTGGTTGTGTTTTCTGCGAAAACATCGTCAATAATATCTGCAATCTTATCAACAATATTTTCTGATTTTTTTTCTTGTTCCTTCTTAATTTCTTCTTTTGCTTTGTTTTCGGCTTCAACTTTTGCCTTTTCCAATTCTTCTTTGTGCTTTGCTTCTAATTCTTCCCGTTCTTTTTTTTCTTTTTCCTCTCGTTCCTTTCGGGCGATTTCTTCTTTTTGGCACTCTAATTCCTGCTTTTCTTTTTCCATTTCTTCTCTTTCCTTTTGTAATTTAGCTTGTTCTAAAGCAATAATATTTTGCTCTTGTCTAGTATAATATTTAGCAAATTCTTCATCGCTTAAATCTAATAATAGTTCATCAATAGTTTCATATCCTCCAAGGTCCAAAGGCCCGTTAAGGTTAGATAATTGACTTTTTCTTAATGATAATTGTTCCCTTCTTTTAATCATTATCTTTTCCGTATCTATTGCTTCAATCTTTTTCTCAATTTCTCCTTCTACCGGTTCAATTATTTTAAGAAATTTTTTATCTAGGTCTAAAACTGCTTTTTGGAAGACAACTGCGTCCTCTCTCTTTTTTTTAGTCATTGCTAAAAAAGATGTTCTTGCTTTGACTAATTTTGACTTATATTCTTTGGCCTTGTCGTAGCCAAGTTTATCGTCAATCCCTTTTATTATTATGTCTTTTTTTTCGGCGATTAAATTTTCTAAAGCAATCCTAGCTGGGTGAAAAAACTCCATATCTAAATTTTCTTTTTCTTTTACTAGAGATACTTCTTTTAATTCTACTTCGGTAGTTATCCCGTTCTCTGTTTTTTTAATTCCCCCTACTTCTAATTTTTCTGTTCCCATTATTTTGTTTTAACTTTTTGTAATTGATACCATACTGCGCTCCTAGAACAACCGACCTTTTTTGCTATTTCTCTTTCGGACAACCCTTCTTTTTTTTCTTTTAATATTGCACTTATTTGTGCTTCGCTTAATTTTTTCATAATAACTATTTAAAATATTTATTACAGCAAGGTTGATCCTCTAATCCTTCAACCCCGCAAACACAATTATTTTTCCATGCTTCGGCCTTTTGATCTTGTATTTCCATTTCTTTATCAAGGGCATTAAAACCCATAAAAACAAAAATGAAAATCCCTATAACTATTAAAATGTAAAAAATTAAATCTTCAAAGTTCATATTATTTTTTAATATCAATGTGCCTTGTAAATTTTTTCCCGTTAATTTCAATGATTGCCTCTATTCTTTTAAATCCGTGTTTTAAATAATTGTCTTTTTTTCGGCAATCGCTTAATGGCTTAACTTTTATTTTTTTATGTTCACTAACAATTTTTAATATTGGCATTTCTTTTTTATTATTATTAAAGTAAGGCGGAGTAAGGAAGTAAAATCGTGCTATCGTTTTATTAAACTGCCTTATCCTTTAACCTTTCTTAATTTTATTATTGCCGATAAATCAAAACTTGTCAAGGGTTTAATCTGAGGAAAACTTTTTGCCTTTAAATTCTTGCCATTCGGGGGGAAATCCCTTTAAGTCCTTTGGTATCCTTTCGTTGCAAACACAACTTTCGTTTCTTTTGTTCCACTTACCGCAAGAGCATTGCCATTCTCCGTTTTTGATCCTCCTGTAATCCTCCAATGTCTTTGCACTAAATATACCTTCAATCTCGGCCGTGTTAATTGTTTGCCCGTCAAATTCTGCAAAGAAATGGGCTGTTATTTTTGTCAAATCTTCTTGAAACTTTTTAACTCTATCTTTCTCTACCCAGATAAGAATACCGGATTTTGTTTTAATGCACATTAAAGCTCGTGATAATTCTTTGCTCATATTTTTTTTATAATTTATCCTTTTATTACTGCTAATGGTGTTAATTCTACTAAAATATCAACAAGATCTTTTTGATTTTCCATTACTTCATCAATATTCTTATATGCTCCGCTTGCCTCGTCTAAATCTTTAACTCCTCTTATTGAGTGGATTACTCCCATGTCATCTAACTTTTTAATTTCTTCTTCTAGGTTAAGATTTTTGATTGCTTGATTTCTTCCCATTTTTCTACCTGCTCCGTGAGAACAAGACTTGAAAGACATTATGTTTCCCTTCCCTTTAACAATGTATGATTTACTTCCTTGAGAGCCAGGAATAATTCCTATTGTATTTTCGTCAGCAAGAGTTGCTCCTTTTCTATGTATCATTACATCTCTACCAAAATGATGTTCTAGTCTTGCATAATTATGAGCAATATTTAATATTCCGTCAGAAGAATATTCAGTACTATAACTAAATTCTCCGATAGTATCTCCAAATATTTTTATAATTCTTTGCATCATCAATTTTCTATTGGCTAGAGCAAATTCAACTGCGTAATTCATTTCTCTTAAATATGATTGTCCTTCTTCGCTTTCCAATGGCAAAAATGCTAATTCCCATTTCTCTGGCACTTCACTAAACCATTTCTTATTCAATTCAATAGCAAGTTTGTTATAATGTTCTGCAATTTTTAATCCAAAGTTTCTTGAACCAGAATGTATCATAATCCAAATATGGTCATCATTTCCTTTTTGTATTTCTATAAAATGATTACCACCTCCAAGAGTTCCAATTTGTGTTAGAGCATTTTCGTATTCTCTATCAACAACTGGATAGAAAATTAATTCCATATCAGGCATTAAATGTTCTGGCTCTTTTTTTTGTTGATGATTAAATCCAACTGGAACAACTTTTCTTATTTCGCCCATTATCTTTTTAAGTGTTTCAGTATCTATTTCGGTTAAAGTAGTTTTAACAGCACACATACCACAACCAATATCAACTCCAACTGCATTTGGGATTACTACTCCTTGCGTTGCTAATACTCCACCGATAGGCATTCCATATCCTTGATGAGTATCTGGCATAATGGCAATATGTTTAAATGCAAATGGTAAATTTGCTAAATTTTTAGCCTGTTCTAATGCTCCGTCTTCAATATCTTCTGTCCAAATTTTAATTGGTAATTTTTCTGTTGTTATTTCTTTCATTATTTTTATTTTTAATATTTTTATTTTTATAAATTAAATTAATATTTTCTTGCTTTAGGTTCGTTGTAATTTTTATTGTATTTTGTAAAATTCATAATCCAAGTGGTAAATCTTCTTTTCACGTCAAAAGTCCTTTCCAATTCCCACTTTTCTTTTTTTCCGTTTCTTGTCGGCTCGGTCCAATAAGAAACAAATTTTTTAACCTCTATCGTAGCGACTTCTCTTGGTAATCCTTTTTCTGATAAAAAATTGATTATTTTTTCTTGGTCCTCCTGTGTAGAAAAAAAATCTTTAGCAATTTGAGAGGGTGTTTTTTCTTCTCTATTATTAGATGTATTATTAGATGTATTATTATATATAGAAGGGCTTTGACTTTTTTCAAACCCTGCATTTGATTTTTTTAAGTGGCAGGCTTTGATTTTTTTCAAAGGCAGACTTTGATTTTTTTCAAAGGCAGACTTTAATATTTTTTTAATATTACTTCTTAAAATTCTTTCCCTTCCGTTAAAACTTTCTTGATATATCAATCCCAGATCTTTTAATTTTGAAATATAAACGCTAACAGTATTTTCTTTAATTTTTAAAAAATCTGCAAAATATTCGTTAGTAGCAAAACAACCATTTTCTCCGTCCAAACTATCAATTTCAATAAGCAATATTTTTTCAACCCAGCCTAGATTTTCTATTAGATAAATTTCTGCCGGTATCCATACCCCTTTAAAATCTCTATTTTGTTTTTCCATATTTCGTATATAAAAACACACCTCCCCCAAAGTGTGTTTGTATTTTTATTATAACATCTATCGGAGGAAAAATAAATGTTTTTTAGAAGGCCGAAAGATAGTCAAGTAAATCACTTCCCTTGATCCTATAATAAGGATTTTTTTCGCCCATTCCGAAATTATTAGCATTCAACTTTTTAATTTTAATCAACTTCAAAATTAAATCATAAGATGTGTTATTCTTTCCTCCTCTGTTGCTCGGTCGTCTAATCCAACCATTTTCGGAAATCTCTCGTGGCGTATAAAACTTATTTGGATCTATCTCTTGTCTAGCTTTGGCAATATATTCTGTATTGTCTGCTATCATTTTTTTATTTAAGTTTAATTATATATTTATTATCTCTCTTTTTTAAAAACTTGTCAAGGGTTTTGCAAAAAAGAAAGAGGATAACCTCTTTTTTTATGTTGGATCGTATTGGTCCAATGGTATTTCATTTTCCCAAATAAGATCTTCTCAATAGTCAAAATAATCTTTTTTTCTTCTGACTTTAATCATGCGCAAGCGCCTTCTCCATTTTTGCGATAATGGATTTTATCTGTTCTACATTTCCCTTCATTATTTCTAGCAGATCCTCTGCCTCTTTTTCGTTCATTCTGTATCAACCTCTTAACATAATGGTATCCGTCCAAGTTAATATTCTTGAAGTTCTCTCGCAATATAGTGTTTTCTCTTTTAGTGATTTCTGCCTCTACTCGGTCGTGGCATATCTCACAAAGTGGCACTATGTCGTCATTTTCACCCCATACAGCTTTTTTGTGTATATGGTGGCCTTCAATATCCTTTGGACTTTGCCATTCTCCGCATATAGCACAGTATGCTCCGTGCTTATATCTTCTTGTCATTTTCTGCTCTCTAAAATTTCAAGATGATTTCTTTTTTCTTCAATCAATTTTTTTTCTTTGACAAGGTAAATTCATTTCCGAGATTTTTTTAATTTCCTCGTTAATGCTTTTAATCTTTTCTTCAATCCATTTCATTTTTCCTCCTAATGTGCTAATTAAATTATATCAAAAAAGTAAAAACTTATCAACAAAAAAACCGGCTTAGCCGGTTATTTATTAAGTATCGCTTTCTTTCCAAAATCGTAGATCCCTGCTCCAGCCCCTCCTACGATAATAGCTATAATTATTAAACCCATATCAAATGGATAAAATAATAAAGTTAGAATAAATCCTATCAAGAAAGAAACTGCTGGCAATATACGATCTTGAATATCTGGATTTATTTTTGAGGTTATTTTTTTTACTAATGCAGTTATAATCATAGAAGCTAATACAATGTATGTTAAGTTTGCATTATTCAAAAATTCTTGTATTTCCATATTTTAAAAAATTATTTTTATTTTCCTTTCTTACCTCCTTTTTTTGGTTTCTTTTTTCCTCCGCAAGGCATATTATTTTTTAATTTTATCCCTAGTAATTGGTCCAAAATAACCCTCTGCCGGTGTTATTCCATTCGCAGACTGATAATCCTTAACAGCCTGTCTTGTAATTCCGTAAAACTTACCTGTAGGAATTATATTGGCAGGAAAAAACCCTTTTTCTTGTAGTATTTTCTGAAGTGCTAAAACATCTTCGCCCTCGCTTCCAATAGTAAGATCTTTTGTAAATTCATAATTAGTTTTTTCCGAAGTTTCTTCAAAAACAAATTCTCTATAAGATAATGCCGACTTGCAATGAGCTTTAATAAACCCCTCGCTTAAATATCTTTTCCCGTTCTCTCCTTTATTTTTACCCCAAGAGTCCTCAATTACAATGTATTTTATCCCCGATTTATTTTCGTATCCGGTGGCACAAATAAAATGGCCGTAAGTTTCTTTGCTGTCTTGATTAACACTTGGATAAGGTTTATCCCATTCGTCATATTCCCACCTAACAAGTAATGCAACTGGGTGTCCAGATTGAAGCATTGAAGCAATATCGTCTATGCTAGGATTATATTTTTCAATAAAAGGAAATTCTACATCGCTAAATTTTTCAGCAATTCTTTCGTCAATTTTAGTCCTGTCTTTTGAGTTATTATAATTTTCTTCTGATTTTTTTTCTGTAGGCATAAGTTGGTCAAGTGATACCCCCGTTGCCCCAATGGTAAACATATCTACAGCCCACATTCCTCCGTTTGGATAGTTTTTTCTCTTTGTATAAATATCTCTAACCGAGAATAAAACAAATTTTTTATATCTTAAAAGACATTCTATTCCCAATATTTTTGCAATCGTTTGCGCTCCACAAGTATATGATTGCTCTTGGTCAAAAATTGGAAAATCGCCTAACGAAAAAGGCTTACTCCAGTCTGGCAAATTAGCCATTCCAATTTCTTCTTGCTTATAAGTCCTCTCGTCTTGTTCCACTCCCAAAGCGCCTGTAAATAATTCTTCCATATTATTTTCTAAAAACATTAAGTAATAAATTAGCGATAGCAATTATAATTCCTATTGAAGCCCCGATAATAATTGATTTTCCTTTAATCTCCGATGTTTCTTTTTCAAGGCAAACTATTCTTTTATCGTGCTGGGTAATATTTGATTTTATTTCACATTGTAGATCTTTTATAGCCTTAATATCGGCTCTGATTTCTCCAACCATTAAATATAATTCGTAAAAATTTGGTTTTGGATTTTCAGTTCTTGGTTCTTCTGACATCTTAATAAAATTTTAAATTATTATTATACATTTCGTTTTCTGGTTCTAATTCCAAAGCCTTTTTAAGAAGTAATAAACTTTCTTCCTTCTTTCCTAAATAATAAAGACAAACTGATAATTGATTAAAAACAAAATCCCCGTAATTGCTTGCTTTATTTCCATAATAATTCCCTTTTGGTATTGAAAGGCAAAATCTGTAAAGTCTTTCAGCTTCTAGCCATTGTTTTTTATCAAAAAATATCTGTGCTAGTCCAAGCATTCCTTCCCTTCTTCCGGTATCCATTGAAAATCCGATTGCATAATGTGCTTTTGCTTTTTCTTCCGATCCTAATGCAAGCCAGCAATCTCCAATGTAAATAGAAGATTGTCCTCTTTCTGTTTTCCAAGCATTTTCATCTGTTGCGTGTAATGCAAGAAAATATATTGCAAGTTCATATTTTTTATAATAGTAAAGTTCTCGTCCAAGATAATGGCAATTCCTATCGTTGTATCCGTTTAAAATGTAGTCTATGGCAAGTCCAATTAAGTATTGTGACCTATTTGTCGTTTTATTCTGATAATGCTTTAAAAGCATTGTTTCTTTCGGAATAGTAATGTTTTTAACTGGTGTTCTATCTTCCCCGTCTAAATCTTTAATCCAAATGCTGTCTGCTGTTGCTAATTTTCCAAATTTTTCCTGCACTCCTTTTTTAACTCCCTGCCAAGCGTCACAATAATCGTGGCCACAAATAATCTTCTTTGCTTTTGGTAGCCATATTTCAATATCTTTTTTTATCCCCTCATAAGTATGTTCAGCGTCAATAAAAATCATATCTATTGACTTATCTTCAAATTGTTTTACTGCTTCCTCGCTAGACATTCTTAAAACTTCAATATTTGAAAACTGCTTTGTATTTTCTAAAAACTGGTTATAAACAATGTCGTCTTTTGCTTCTTTGTGCTGTTCTTCTTCTCCCTTACTTCCTAAAAAATGATCTACCGCATAAATTTTTCCTTTGCAACCAGAAGCCAAAGCATTTGTGCTTCTTCCTTTCCAGCTTCCGATCTCAACAATAGTTTCCATATCCTTTGCCGTATTATAAAGGAAAGAAAGCTCAATATTAGAACACCACCCCTCAACTTTATTTTTATATTTTTCCGGTTTTTTTATACTCGTAATAATCTCGTGTATATTTCTTTCCCATTGCATTTTTTTCCTATTGTAAAATTTCGTATGGAAAAATTCTGTAATCGGTCTATCTTTTGCGTCCGAAGAAAAAATATAATCATAATTTATCTGATCTGGGTTTTGTTCAAGGTAATTTTCAACTGCTTCTAAATCCCAAACTAAAACTTCATCACAATCGGGGCAAAAAATTAAATCGTTTTCCGCTTTTTGTGCAATCCAATTTCTAGCCTCTTGAAAATTAAAAACTTTATCGCCAATTTTAATGTCGCTTTCTCCTATAATTTTATCAATTTCTTTTTTCAATTCTTCTGTGATTTCAATGTTAAATTCTTTTTCAAAAACTTTAACGCCAAAAGACTTTGCAATTTCTATTGTTTTATCTGTAGATCCGGTATCAACTAAAACAATATCCTTAACATCTTTTATACTTTCCAATAATTTTGGTAAAGTTTTTTCTTCGTTTTTAGCTATGATTGCGATTGAAAATTTCATTTTATTTTTAGTATAGCATTTAATTTAACCCATTAAAAGTTTTGACACTAGCAATAGCAACTCCATTTATTGTTTTGATTGAGGCTTTTGCAACTCCGTTGATAGTTTTTAGATTAGCTGGGCCAGAAGGTGCTAATTCCCTAACGCCAATCATTGATCTATAATTCCAAGTATCATAAGTATATCCAGTCCAACCCATAGTTTGACTTCCTGCTGTTGTTGATGGTTTTATGTCATTTTGCATCGCTCCATATCCCTCTGCTACGCCAGCATTAAATAAACCTGTTTGTCCAGAGCCAGAAGTTCCATATGTTGCAGATTGACTTCCTATCCCTATACAAGCACACATTGTATTTGCATAAGATGTTGTAATACTAACAGATATGTAATTATGCGATCCGCTCTCAAGGCCTGCTGTAGATCCGTCAATATCTCCATTAGCTCCTGAAAAAGAAATAGAACATAGCCATTTTATTTGTTGGTTAGCTTGACAAGTTCCAGTGACACTATTTGTTCCGTCTGTTGGACTAGCTAAATAATACCAACCTAAATAAGGATATCCACCTCCTCCCATTCCTGTAGCTTGCGTCATAGAAACATTATTATATTTTGGACTAACAGTAAAAGGACCTCCTCCGTCCCATAAAATATAAGAAACGCAAAGCATAGTATTGCTTCCGCTAACCGTATGGGAAAAACTAATGTCTCCAGAATAAGCATTTATTTTTTGTCCTGAAACGCTTGTATAAGCCACCGAACCCCCAATTAAACAAATATTATGTATATTTTTTATGTCGTATATCAATGTTAATAATATTGATAAAAAAGAAAATATAAATCTTAACCTATATTCTGGTAAATATTGTAAATCTTTTAAATATTTCTTTGTTAATTCGTAAGGATTTTTTGTAAAATACCATAAGATGTAAGAACATAAAGAGCGGAAAGTGTAAAATTTCCTATGAGTGATAACTTTTCCTTCCTTGTTAATCATCGCTTCAGTCACACATTCTATTTTGATTTTAGTATCGTCTTGAAATAAAAATCCAATAAGCACTCCTATGTAAGGAAGGCTTTTGTAGGTGTATATTTTGCTGTTTAGTTTTTTAAAAATATTCATACTATAAATGCGTTATGTAATCTGGGCTAGGATTAAAAAATAGATCCTCCGCCGTTAATGCGTATCCAATACATCTAGTCACTGAGTCGGCTGTAGTAGGTGCTGTATGAGTGACAGCTCCGGCAGTTTCGGAAACAAAAACTTGTTTATTGACTGTAAATGCTGGGAATTCTGATGATCTAACTTTTCCCCACATAAGAAATTTAGAAGTATCTCCGTCATTTCCTCCTAAAAGACAAATTCCTAAAGTTCCTCTACAATCTCCGTCTGCTTCGGTAATAACATTAGCGTCAGCTAATTCCCACCTGCTGTCCGTTGGATCTTTATAACATAATTTTCCAAAGGCAATCGTAGCTCCTAAAGTTCCGTTTTCTACAATTCCCGAATATTTTCCGTCCTCCGATAAAACGCTATCCATAGCAAACCCTGCATTTTCTCCCAAATTAACTTCGGAAGTCATAGGATTGGCGAATGTTCCAGTAGGTCCGGTTTCTCCTTGTGGACCGGTAGGACCAGTTGCTCCAGTCCCTCCGCTTTCTCCGGTAGGCCCTTGCTCTCCCTGTTCTCCTGTAGGTCCAGTTGGTCCGATAGCACCAGAAACGCCAGTAGGTCCTTGTGGACCAGTTGGACCTTGAACACCTGATACCCCCGTAGGTCCGGTTGCTCCTAACGCACCAGAAACACCTGTCGGGCCAGTAGCACCAACTGCACCACTAACTCCAGTAGGCCCTGTAGGTCCTTGTGCGCCCGAAACTCCGGTCGGTCCAGTTGCCCCAACAGATCCCGAAACTCCGGTCGGTCCGATTGGACCTTGTATTCCTTGAGGGCCAGTAGGTCCTATTTCCCCTTGTTCGCCACTCGGTCCTGTTGGTCCTTGTTCTCCTTGCTCCCCCGTTGGTCCAGTCGGACCTTGCTCTCCCTGTTCTCCGGTTGGTCCTGTTATACTTTCTCCTTGATCGCCCGTAGGTCCGGTTGGCCCTTGAACGCCAGAAACACCGGTTGGACCTGTCGGGCCTTGTTCTCCTGTAGGTCCAATTTCTCCTTGTCCTCCGGTTGGTCCAGTATCTCCGGTATCTCCTTTATCTCCAGTTTCTCCTTGTGGTCCAGTCGGTCCGGTAATACTTTCTCCTGTTTGTCCCGTAGGCCCTTGTGGTCCAGTAGGTCCTGTTTCTCCGATTTCGCCTTTCTCTCCGGTAGGGCCGGTTTCTCCAATTTCTCCTTGTTCGCCAGTCGGTCCAGTAGCTCCCTGTGGGCCGGTAGGACCAGTAATTGAATTTCCTTGAGGTCCGGTAGGGCCAGTAGCCCCAACTTCTCCTTGTTCCCCAGTTTCTCCAGTAGGACCTTGTTCGCCGGTAGCCCCCGTTTCTCCCTGCTCTCCGGTTGGTCCTGTAGGCCCTTGAGAGCCAGTAGGCCCAGTTTCTCCAACTTCTCCCTTTTCGCCGGTAGATCCCGTTGGTCCTGTCGCTCCCGTATCTCCTTTTGGTCCGGTAGGCCCCGTAATACTTTCTCCTTGCTCTCCAGTAGGTCCTTGCTCTCCAGTAGGGCCTTGCGCTCCGGTAGGTCCTGTATTTCCTATTTCTCCTTGTGGTCCTGCATCTCCAGTTGGTCCTTGTTCTCCCGTAGGGCCTTGTTCGCCTGTAGGTCCGGTTTCCCCTTGTTCGCCAGTAGGTCCTTGCGCTCCGGTTGGTCCTTGTGTGCCAGAAATTCCAGTAGGCCCAGTAGGTCCTGTTGGTCCTTGTGGCCCTGTTTCTCCGGTTTCTCCCTGTAATCCAGTAGGTCCAGTAATTCCTTGTTGTCCGGTAGGGCCTTGAGGGCCAGTAATTCCTTGTTCTCCGGTAGGTCCTTGAGGGCCGGTAGGTCCTTGTTCTCCAGTCGGTCCTTGTGATCCTGTAGGTCCTGTAGGTCCTTGTAGTCCAGTAGATCCCGTTGGTCCAGTTTCTCCTTGAGGGCCGGTTGCACCAGAAGATCCGGTTGGCCCTGTAGGTCCAGCCGGTCCTTGTTCAAGCATATAGATAACAATTTCCTCGTTTGTAAATTCTAATTTTATTTCTCCGCTCATATTTTTATATTGAAGCTGTTATGTCTTGTAATATTTCACATTTTCCCTTAACACAACTACTAATTGCTCCGGTCGGACTTTTCATTTGTATATCGTAAAAATATTCTCCTATTGTCTGGTTTGTATCCGTAGAAGTTAATGGTATTGCTGTTAATCCAGCTGTCGGGTTTGTATGGCTAGTAATAACCTTTCTAATAATAGCTGTTCCGTCATTGCTTCCAATATTGGCCTGTGATTTAACAGTAAAATAAACAGTATATCCGGTAATGTTTATCGCTACACCGCAAGCGTCCACCACTCTAATTGTGAAAGTTTTACTATCTCTTTTAATTATTTGTATTTTTGGACTCATATTTTTTTATTTTAACTATAAGTAGCAGGTATTCCCTGCGCTTTTAATTCCGTGACTTGTTTTGTCGTTTTATTTTGAATATCTACAATTCCAGTTTTAATCAATTCAATCTCTAAAATAACCCTATCAAAAAGATAATCAACCTTCGTAATAAGCATATTATCGTTTAAAATATCAGTAATTGAAGAATTGAAATTTATAAACTTGCAAGTATTTCCAACCTGTATGCTTTCAATATTGTATCCATTCACATCGTCAAAATTATTGTCTAGTATTTCGCAAGTTAATTTTATTGAAGGATCTTTATTTTCTGCAATGTATTTTGCTCCCATTTTATCCGCCGAAGATGTGTCGGTAATTCCGTTATCTTGTATAAAATCAGATCTTCTTCCATATTTTTTAATTGAAGCCTCGTCAGAATAATATTTAAAAATAGCACTTCCGCTAGGATCTCCGTTCCAAATCAATAAAAAATTTCTTATTTTTTCCATTGACTTTGATATTTTAATAGATTTAAAATGTTTTCCAAACTGAAATGTATGCGTAGGTGTTGTCGGTTTTGGCTTAATATAAATCATTCCTTCTTCGTCCACAAACCAGAAATATCCCGAAGGCAACATTGAACAAACAGAGTCAATCGCTTCCCTGTAGGTTTTAAGTGATAAAGAATAAAGCGCTGTTTGAGAAACTAAAGGTATGCTTACTGAAGAATAAAACACATTCGGGTTTTCTGTTTCTGCAATATATCGGTCAAGTATTCCTCTTAAAATCAATCCTAAATCTGCGCTCGTTCCGCTTGCTGTCGTTGTAAGTCCGTTAGTGTTATCAGAATAAAGAGTTATTTGCGATCCGTTTTTAAGAAAATCAGTTGAAAGTTTAGTGTAATGTCCGAGTAAGTGAACTAAAACACTTTCTTTTGATCCGTCCACTGAAGGTTCAATCAATGAGATATAACCGGAATAAATTTTAACAAATCCGTCTGTTGAAGTATCTTTATCGGAAATTAAAATATCCACCCTATTATTTTCTGCTAAATCAGCCCCTAAATAATCTATCTGGACTAATAACTCAATAATGCATTCTCCAAGGCCAGAGTTTATTTCTTTTGAAAAACCAGAAAAATTGGCTATACTCGCCCAATCTTTTAAGAAAGTCCCGTTATTGGTATATACTTTTATTGATAAATTTTTCATAAAAATTCTTTGTAATAATCCACATCTAAAACAACAGTAGAAATGTAAGTAGGATTTGTTTCTTCTACTCCTCCGTAATAAAGAATAAATCCTAAATTACTATTAACATCTTCCGTCCAAGTAGTTCCTCCGTCTGCCGTGTGTGCTAAAGATCCTTTTTGATAAGTTTTATTGAAATATCCTACATTATATTTATTTGAAAGATCGTCAGTAGTCATTTTGCAAACTATCCAATATCTTACTCCGGCCGTTAGAGTTATCATTGAAGTTAAATCACAATTAACCAAAGCACCAACAGCTCCAACATCGGCCTGCGCAATAGTTCCGTGAGCGTTAGCCTCTACCAATGTCCCACTTGGCTTTCCTCCGTCATCAGTTTCAATTCTAACTTGCAAAGGATCTGCCGGTGTTCCGTCTTTATTCACAAAAATAGCAACACTTCTATAAGTAGCGTCTGTATATGGAACAAAAAAACTTTCTGCTCCTTGCACATCTCCTCTTATTTGTCTAAAACTTGATATGCTTGAAGGCAAGGGAGAATATTGGTCAATAATCTTTCCGAATTGTAATTGCAAACTATTAGCTCCAATTGCAAGTGAAGGAAAAACCCCGTAAAAACCTTGCTCAATTCCTTCTTTTGTTATCTTCTTATTCGCAAAATCAATAACTATAGTATCGTTTGTTGCAAATGCAGATTGTTTATTATAAATTATTCGCTCTCCAGTAGTGACATTTTTAAGCTCTACCCCCGAAGCAGGACTAGATTTTGCATTGCTAATTTCTAATGTAATAACTGGGTTTGGTTTCGCTGATCCTGCAAATGTAGAGGTAAGGG